GTGCGATGACATCATTTGAGGTTGACTATACTCCAGATGGAAACTACTCCACATTCATAGATGGATTCATGACATCATATACTATATCAATGTCATTGAAAGAACTTGAGCCAGTATTCTACGAAGATTATAATGAATTCCCAGATACACAGATAGGGTTCTAAGATGTCAAACTACTTCAACAGAGTTCCAGATTTTGAATATGTTAGCAGACTCCCAGATGCTAACATATCAGATTATATTCCTGTAAAAAATCTATTCAAAAGAGGTCAACTCAGAGAGGACATCTTCCAAGATCTTTCTGTATTCACAAAGTATCAGATCAAAGGAGATGATCGTCCTGATAATGTTGCATTTGATTTTTATGGAAACTCTGATTTTGATTGGTTAGTTCTAACCTGTAATAATGTTCAAAACATTCAAACAGAATGGCCACTTACACAAAGTGGATTTGATGCATTTTTGTTAGAAAAATANGGCACCTATGAAAAAATAAATGACACNCATCATCACGAAACTGTAGAAACAAAGAATAGTGANGGTGTTGTGATGGTNACACCAGGTCTAAAAGTCCCATCAGATTATAGTATTACATTCTTTGATAGTGGTGCATACCAAACAGCAAGACCAGTTAAAGAAGTGACAAACTATCAGTATGAAGAGAAGTTGCAAACAGATAGAAGAAATATTTTCTTATTGAAACCAAGATATACTCAGATTGCATTAGATGATCTTGAGATTCTTATGACATATAAAAAAGGTTCTAGTCAATATAAGACTAGAACCTTAAAAACGGGTGATAATATTAGACTATTTTAGTAGATTAATATATGCTGCGATAACCAGAAGGGTCAAGCACAACTGGTTGTATCTCATCACTCCTCAGCAAGTTTCTGGAAGTAGGACAGAGCATCATCCTCATCTTCATCTTTTGATTTAGTGGGAGTGATGTCTGGTGCATTGAAATCTGCAGCAGGTTCAGGACGACGGGACTTAAACTCAGGAGCAAAAGATCCACGATCATTGTCTTCATCTGCAGTCTCCTCATCGAAACGAGCAGGAGCAGACTTCTGTCCAAGAACCATCTTCAGACGATTCTGCAGTTGATCATAGGACTTAAACTGATCAGCAGCAGTCAAAGCAGTCAGTGAATACTGCTTATTCCACAGTGCTTCCAATGCATCATCATCCTCAAGAAGAGGACCAGCTGCTGCGAACTCAGAAGAATCGTAGTTCCAGTAACCTGCAACCTTCTTCAGTTTCAGTTTGAAGTTAGCACCTTCCCAGAAGTCAAAGGGGTTGATGGCAGTCTCATCTTCATACTCAGGTTGCATTGCTTCCATGATCTTATCAAAGATCTTCTTACCGAATTTATACAGGAAGACTTTGCCTTCGTTGTCAGGATTTGCTTTGTCCTGCACAACATAGATGTTGGCATAGTAGGAAAGTTTGCGCTTCTGCTTACGAACGGTATCTTTGTCGGAGTCAAGACCACTGTTCCACAACTCACGGTTGTGCTCAGACACGGGATCCTTCTGACCCAGAGTGGTCAGGGAGTTCTCAATGTACCAACCACCAGGACCTTGGAAGGCATGGGAGTACATCTTTGCCCAAGGGAGTTCTTCTCCATCTGGTGCGGGCAGGAAACGGATGACTGCATAACCATTGCCAGTCTTGTCCATTTCAGGTTTCCAGAGACGGTCATCTCCACCGCCACTAGTGTTGTTCATCTTCTCAACTTCTTTGACCAGTTTAGAAGTCAAAGAACCAAGCGAAGATTGCTTCTTAAGATTTGCGAATGACATTCGGATTACCTCGGATTTGTACGTATTTGGCTTGTGTGTACCTCTGTATTCTACAGGTCAGAACCAGACTTGTCAATCTGATCCTTCATCACTTCAAGCATTTGTGACATGTTACTAAAAACAGTGCTCATGTCAGCATCGGGTGGAAGACCCATCATGGTTGCGGATTCGACAATGCGTTGCTTCATCATCTTTGCTTCGGGATCATCTGATAAACTCAGACGAGTATAAAGAATTCTTTGTTTATCAAGAAGTCTTTCCAACATACCTACATGAAACTTTTTCTCCTCTTTATTCATAGAGGGGAACTTGAAGACGTTACGATAAACATCCTCTTGCAACTCACTTATTTCCGTCATTTCTGCACGGACAACATCAGAATCGAAAAAACTCATTACCTTACAACAACCTGTTTAAGAATTTTTTTATAACGAGATACATCAATATTTAGGAATGGAGAATACTTCTTCATTCTCATACTGACGGTCTCCCACACTGGATCAGTTAATTTATTGTCCCAGTCCTGTCTGAAACCAAGAATCCTATCAAGGATTACAAAGGTTTCAATTGAGATATTATCTCTTAGATATTCTTTAAGAATTTGTGGATGACTAGATCCTTCCATAGAAAACATATCATCAAAGTTATCATTTGAAAAGATAGACTCTGTTTCTTCTTTAAAAAGGTATGAGAGTGACTGAGTTCTCTTCTTCCATGAAGTGTATCTACCTTCACCTTCTCTTATCATTTCTCCTATCCAAAGCTTACTTGGATCAGTGCAGGTGATAAAGTTAGATACGAAGAACTCAACTACTTCTTTATCGTCTTTGTTTCGTGCTAGTTTCTCAAACCAGAAACGATCTTTCCGTTTGTAGAAAGACTGTACGGTCGCACGACTTTTACCACAATACTTATGGTAATCATATTTTTCTTTCGTGAAGTGATTCTTCAGTGAAAGATATTGTTTATAGGCATCAAACGGCATCATCAAAAAAGTAATAAAGGAATTTTTTGCCGGAAAAATTTTTTACCCGAAAATGAATTTAGAGAGGTAATTTGGCACGGGAACTTCTTTTTAGAAAATTAAGTTCCTGAGCTTCATACTTAATCTTCTCTTTCAATGGTTTAGAAATTAGTTTAGGAACTGATTCTAAATCGATACCATTCTGCTCACAGAAGTGAATAATAGCATCAATGTAACTCATCTTTTCATCCTTAAGAACAAGAGTTTCGATCTCTTGTGCGAAACGTGATGGACAGAAAAACTTATTCTCTAGTGCTTTCTCTAGTTCATTCCCCATTCTCTGACCTAGTATTGTGATGTACAAATTCTTTAATATAACGAACTAGAAGTTTAATATAGTCCCCTTTATTCCTTTTGTCAAACACCTTCACATCACCACCAGGTGTGACCATAATGGTGATCAATTTTTTGACAGGAATTCCAGTTAACTCATAGTAAGCGGAAGCATAGAACATTTCTTGTACGAAATAGTTCTCCAACCACTCTTCTGGTTTAATCTTTTCGGAGGTCTTAAAATCTATGACTGCTAGTTCGCCTTCATACTCGCCAATACAATCAACTCTACCTGCTAAACCAAGATACTCAGAATAGAGTGTTCTTTCTATGGCGTGTATATTATTTATCTTGTCCAGATATGGCTTGGCATGATGAAACATAAACTTGGTCAGAGGTTTAAACTCATCCCAATCTATTTCTTTGTTCAACATGTAGAGTTCAGTTGCTGCGTGAAAGTCTGTTCCTCGGGCAGTTGCTTTCTTAGTAATACGATTTGCTTCTTCAATACCGATTCTTGCTCTCCATTTAGCAAAGATCTGTCGGTTGTAGAAAGAAGTTACAGATGTAATGGAAGGCACCCATTCTCCATTTGGAAGATTATAGAGACGGATGCCTTGTGTTTCTTTTTTGTTTAGTTCAAGATCACCGAGAAAATTATGATGAATAAAGGTCATAAATTAAGTTCCATTTTTGCAATTAGATATTCTTTACAGAGTCCTGAACGAACAATATCCTCAACACCAAATTCAATAATGTCCATGGATGGCATTGTTCTAAGAATTTTCATAAAGTCTGCAATTCCATTCTTCTCTGCAGACTTGATAAGATCGGACTGAGTAGCATCACCACAGAACATAATTTTAGAGTCCTGTCCAATCCTTGTAATAATACTATCAAGTTCGTGAAAGTTCAAGTTCTGAAATTCATCCACGATGATGATAGCATTATCAAGAGTTGTGCCACGAATAAAAGATGTGCTCCAGAAACTGATGGTTCCTTGATTTTTGAGATTTGCATAGAGCATCTCAAAGTCAGAATCTGTGGGCATCTCAAACATATACTTTACCATATTCTTATATGGAATCTGATAAAGTGAAGACTTATCCTCATGGTCCCCAGGTAGGAAACCAATCTCTCTGGTTGCTACAAGAGATCTAACTAGGTAGATTTTCTCGTAAGGTGTCTTTTCATCCAAGACATCTTTTAAAGCATTGTAGAGGGTAATAAAAGTCTTACCTGTACCTGCTGCACCATATGCTACAAGATTTTGATCGTTCTTATAGCATCGGAAGAGTTCCTCCTGATTCTGAGTCAGGGGTTCAATCTTCCTCATTAAATCTGAGTTGATTGGTTTCTTTCTTTTCATGTGCTTATTGGACATCCCGAATGGGACAATTGGTGTTTGAGACTTTCTTTTTGCTGGCATAAGCTGAGTTTAGAGTTAGAAGGAGTAGTCACGATTTTTCCGAACCGTGGCACCCGGTTGTTTGGATGCACGGTCCAGAACTTCGTTCCAACCACTGGACTTTGCTTCTCCAGTCCATCTAAACTCTGTGTCTACTCCGGCACACCCTGCTGACCAGTCTTTATCCCATTCTGGATTTTCTTCT